CTATTCCAAATGGTGAAGTAACACTCAATGGCGGTGATTTAACATCACAAGGACAGTCTGAAAAAGAGGCACTCATAACACAATTGCGAGAATTTTTAGATAAATTAACTAAAGAAAACATGATGACTCGTCAAAATACCGAAGCAACTCAAATGCACGAGATGCTAGCAAAAGTTCCATTAAAAATTTATGTTGGATAAGGGGAGAATTATATGGCACTTTTTGGCAGTCAACGAGATGCAAAATTTTTAGCAGCAATTAATTCTGAATTGATTAATGCAATTATCGATACTGAGATTTTGTATTACAAATTAATTGTAGAACAAAGCGATTCAAATATTTATGGCGAATCTGAACAAAAAAGCTTTTACAATTCTATTTTAATGCCTTGCATTATAACTAAAGAAAATAAAACAGCAACAATGGATGATTATGGACATTCATATACTAGAACAGCACAATTTGCATTGTCTCGCGATTTGTTAGAAACTGTTACATTGTATCCTGAGGCTGGCGATATTATATTTTGGGATAATGAATACTATGAAATTGATAATGTAGAATCAAATCAATATTTTGTAGGTAAGAATCCAGATACGTGGCCAAATGGAAATACATATGGATATAGTGTTTCAGTGTTATGTGATGCACATACAACTCGTCAAACGCCACAAAATATTACCGATATACGTCGGGGGGGTAGTAATCAATCTCCTGCATTTAGGAAAGGAATCTAATGCCTAGACTGAATAGAAACAATATTGACCGCAAAACAAACAAACCAAGTTTGGATATTGTAGAAAGTATGCGCGGTGATCGTGTTTTAGATCGGTCCATGCAAACGCGCCGAGATGATGATGTAATTCGTTCGCCAAAAAGAACATTATACGATGTAGATTATGCCATTAAATGGTATGTTGAAAATGAAATTCAACCACAGATTAAAGCACAACAAACTATTATACCAGTACCAGTAATTTATGCAAACGGCGAAAAATGGGACAATGTACAACGTTTAGGATATTTACGTGATGAAAAGGGCATGTTACAATCGCCATTGATTATGTTAAAACGAAGTTCGGTAGCAGAACGAGATTCATTTAAAACATTGGATGTTAATTGGCCGCAAGCTGGAAATCAAATTGTTTATAGACAACGATATAATGAAAAAAATCGTTATGAAGATGAATTATTTCCAATACCACTTCAACAACCACAATCGTCACAACAAGTAATGATTGTTGATATTCCAAAATATGTAACTGTCGAATATGAAATGATGATTTGGTGTGATTTTACTACACAACTTAACGAATTAGTCGATCAAATATTTACATATAGTCGTTTTGCGTGGGGAAATGAATCAAATAAATTTGCAACAACGATTGGATCTATATCATTTGAAACCGTAAATACCGTTGGCGAAGATCGTTTAGTTCGTGCAACATTGCCATTAACAGTGCAAGCAACGTTGCTTTCTGGACAAGAAGCTAGGCTATCAACATTGAAAAAAATGTATTCTGTAAAACGAGTTACATTTGATCTAGTAGTTGACGTTGGACAAAATATCTTTGAATCAATTGCATTACCGGCTGTAATATTGCAACAACAAGCCAATATATTTTCCGGAGGACAGGTTGTTGCTAATACTCCGTCTGGTGCCGTAACAATTAATGCACAAGTAATGGCATATCTAACCGAATTAACTGAAGAGATTGCAACATATTCAAATGCAACTACAATAACCATTCCGGCATTGGCAGCAATTAATCCGGTTACATTTACAGTTGCTAACAAAAATGAATTTGACGTATTTATTAATGGCCAATATATTGATAAAATAGTATATACTTGGACACCGAGTGATGTCACAACACAAACAATTGTATTTGATACTGCAATATTAGGATATACATTAACCGCACAAGATGTCGTTGTAGTTAAAGGGAGATGGGCATAATGGCTAGGCAGTTTCGCCCCGGACAATTACAAACCGGTTCTTTATTTAATATATCAGCTAGTTATGCCATTACCGCGTCATATGCTGAAAATGCTGGTGGATCTGGCACCGGGTTTCCATTCTCCGGTAGTGCAGTAATTACCGGATCATTGGAAATTAAAAGTGACATAAACAATATATTTTTAATTAAAAATTTTAATAATCAACCTATATTAACGGTATCACAAAGTGGTGTTGTTGTAGTAGCAACTCAAAGCATAGAATTAACAGGGTCTGCGCCAAATGGTGCAATATATTTTACATCTGGATCTTTTTTTGTAGGTTTAGATTGATATCCATATTTATATAAAATAGGAACATAAAACATGGCAACTTGGAAAAAAGTAGTAGTATCGGGTAGTAATATTTCACAATTAAATAACGATGCCGGATATCTAACATCGGTAACCACACAAAATGCATGTGCAACAGCATCATATGATGGCACAGAATTATTAGCTAATGGTGCTAATGGCAATTTAACTTTTGCATCTTCATCGGGACAAGGTTTAACTATTTCGGCTAATTCTGGCACTGATACGTTAACATTTGGTTTAAGTGCTATTCCAAATAACAGTCTAGCTAATTCTTCAATAACGATTGCTGGTAATGCAACATCATTGGGTGGGTCTGTTACTCAAGCACAAATATTAGCAGGCAGCACAGTAGTATCTTCTTCAGTATTATCTAGTCCAGGACAAGGTCAGGCTTTATTAACAACAAATGGCGTTGCTGGTTCAACCATAGATTTAGGTTTAGAAACAGGAGACTCTCCTACATTTGTTGGTTTAACATTAACGGGCAATTTAGTTGTATTAGGTACGGCATCATTTCAAAATACACAAAACTTGCTTGTTGCAGATCGATTTGTATTGTTTGCATCTGGATCTAATACTACAGGCGATGGCGGAATTGTTGTACAACAAGGCACGCAAAACATTGGCGAGTTATATGGATATGATTCGGGAACAACCCGTTGGGGATTTACTTCTTCATTTGATGCAACCGGTAACTCATTTACGCCAGCAGTATATGCAGGAGCAGTAGAAACGAGTGTTACTGCACCATCTCCAGCACCAATATACGGTGGCTCGGGCAATGGATATGGAACAATTCATGTTGATACATTGAGTGGAGATATTTACATTTATTCTTAAAAATAAAAACAAGTTATGAGCATAATTGATCGTTTAAAGTCACAACCCAAACCAGAATCTACATCACAATTAACAAAACAAGAAATTGAATTTTTGTTGATGCTGCTTAAAGATGTGTCTGTTCGAGGAGACCAAGTAGAAACATTCTACAATATCATACTAAAATTACAAGACCAATATCTGAAACAATGATATTTATTATAAATGTTGTAGGCCGCAAGGAAGTGGGCACACGCACGGCATAAGTGTATGTAACCAACCACAACACAAAAGGAAAACGATATGCCGTCATGGAAAAAGGTCATAACGTCTGGCTCCGATGCCGCGTTAAATTCATTAAACGTAACTACATCACTTACTGCAAGTGGAAACATCTATCCAACCGGATTAGGTGTTGATCGACAAATACTAAAAACTGATGGCGATGGAAATATATCTTTTGGTTATGCTGAAGAAATTGTAGCTATCGTAAAAAATGTTTCTGGAGGAACACTGCAAAAAGGCACACCGGTGCATGCAACCGCATCCGGTGCAATGGGCAACGTTGTAGGAATTATTGCAGCTTCCGCATCAGATGCATCAACTATGCCTGCAACGTTTGTGTTAAATGAAACATTGAATGATGGCGATGAAGGAGAGGCATTGTCTTCTGGATTTATACAAGGCGTAAACACAGCTGCATTTGAAGTTGGACAAATTGTATACGTAGGCGAATCAGGAGGATATACAGGAACTAAGCCAACTGGTTCAAACTTAATACAAAACTTAGGCGTTGTAACTAAGGTTGGCCTAACCAACGGATCTGGATACATACTTGGTGCCGGCCGATCGAACGATTTACCTAACATACAGCCAGGCTATGTGTGGGTAGGTAATGAAAATTCAGTACCTACGGCGACAGCTACATCATCCATACAAAACGTAGTAAGTGCATCATATGCATTGTCTGCTTCATATGCTCCAGGCGGAGGTGCATCATTCCCATACACCGGAAGTGCAGAAATTACAGGGTCATTAGGAGTAACTGGTTCATTCGGTGTCTTAGACAGTATTGATGGTACCAATAAAATATTGATTGGCTCTGGTCCAATACCGGGCAGCACGGAAGACTCAGTTAACTGGGATAGCAGGACGCTATTTGATAGTAATGGAAATTTTTCAGTGCGTTGGGGCGCTTTACGATCTTTATATGATACAAATATATCACAGTCAATCGATTGGCAAAATCGTCAATTAAAAGACAGCAATGGAAATGAAAATTTAAACTGGAGTTCCGGCGTATCAATAACCGGATCATTAACAGTATCAGGCTCATCAACATTCACAAACATAGGACCTACTCAATTTTCTGGTTCATTCGCTGTTCGAGGAGCCTTGATACCAGGATCTCCGCCTATGATTCCCGATATAGGTCCATATGATGCTATTAAAGTGGATGATGTCAACAATCAGCGTATTTTATACGGATCGCCAACTATAGGCGCAAGCGCTAGTGTAGATTTTGGAAACAGAACATTACTAGATAACGCTGGAAACTCTGCAATATCGTGGGATGGTACCGTTGGATATATTAATTCAACACTATACTCCAATAACATGGTAGCTGCAACAACTAGAAACACACTATTAACCGGCCAGGCTCACGCCGGACAAACATTAGATGGAGTCACATTTGATAGTACGGTTGCAGATTTTGATTTAGTCTATTTAGAAACTGATGGCACGTGGTACCCAGTAGATCAAGCTACTGCTTCGTCAACTAAATTGCTAGGCATTTGTTTGGGGTATGATCCAATGACATATTTAGGCACCGTAATACTTGAAGGAGATGTTTCGGTATCCGCCGGGCCCGGAAGCGCACCTGTAGTAAATGATGCAGATTATGGCTTGCCCGTTTACATTGCCGGAGGTGCAGGCAATACCATGGACACAACAATACCGGTAAATGGCTATGTTAGAATTTTAGGTCATTGCTATTACTCTGATGGTGGTGCAAATTGGATTATGAAATTTAGACCATC